AGCAAGCACACTGTGAATATATTTCAACAAATGAATTCGCATTCGAAGGTGCTACAAAGAACAACAATAACCTAAGAAAAGAAAATGGCCATGTTGTAAAATCATTTAGTGAAAATCTTGATGCAACTACACATGATGTAGAACTATTCGGAGATTCATTTTTAAATGCAGGTCGAGTTATTGAATTAAAGTTTCCAAAATCACAAGACCCTTTAACACGAGATACATCACAGGCAGAAAAATATGATGATAATTTAAGTGGTAAATACTTAATTATATCTGCAGTACATACATCAAAAGACGGAGAATACTTTACTAATGTGAGAGTTAAAAAGGATTCAATGTCAGTTACGTTATGATTGAAAATTTTATAGGACAAACATTTGCTTGGTTTACAGGCGTTATCGAAGACATTAACGATCCAAAAGAAATGGGCCGTGTTCGTGTACGATGTTATGGATACCATAATGCAGATAAAGTAGAAATACCAACAGAAGAATTACCATGGGCAACACCTATGGTGCCAGTAACATCAGCATCTATGACAGAAGTTGGTCAATCTGCAACAGGATTACTTCATGGCTCATGGGTTGTTGGGTTCTTTCGTGATGGACCAAATGCACAAGACCCCATTGTTCTTGGTAGTATACCCTCTATTTCATCTGCAGTAAACTATGAAAAAGGATTTACTGACCCCGACCAAAGATACCCCGCCGCAAATAAATTAGATATTTCAGAAACACCTTTAGCAGCTAAGACTTTAGAAAACGGTTATAAATCTGCTTTTCCTTATCTGAAAAAAGTAGAATTGAGAAGCGAACATGATATTGTTCCAACTGCAAATGCAGTACATGAACATAATTGGGCCTTTCCACCAATTGACGATGTTGTTGCTCCGAAGTATCCGAAGAATCACGTTATTTCATATGAGAAAGCGAATGATGAAGAAGAAAACGCTCACACTATAGAAGTTGACGTTACACCTGGTCAAGAAAGAATCTCAACAATTCATAGAACAGGTACGTATAGAGAAATTACACCAGTTGGAGATGAAACAAGCGTTATTATAGGAAATGATTTTCAAGTTGTTGTCAAAAATAGAAATGTAAATGTCATAGGAAACTGTAATCTAACAGTTGATTCTAACTGTTCGACATATATTAAAGGTAATTGGAATATTCAGGTTGATGGTAATGTAATAAAAAGAGTTGGAGGTTTCGAAGATATCATAATCGGTGAACACCAAAAAGAAGCAATTGGTACAACTCTTAATCAAACAACTGGTAGTACTGTAACTGAAGCTTATGGTGGAAATCAAACAACAACTGCACCAAATATCTTCCTTAATTAGTATAAATAGTTACTATGGCTGGACTATCAGATTCAAATACAAATGTAAAAGCAACCACAGTTGCGTTTAATTCTTTGTATACTGATATATCTTTAGCATTTAAAGAACATCCAGTTAAAAAAGATATTCTTCCTTTAAGGGATTTAGATGCAGTTAAACAATCTATTAAAAATTTAATATTAACAAATCAAGGTGAAAGACCTTTTCAAATGGGTATTGGTGGCAATATTACACGTTATTTATTTGAGCCAGTCACACCCTTCGTTGCATTTTCTTTACAAGAGGAAATAATAAAAACAATTCGTAGGCATGAACCAAGAGTTAAAAACACACAAGTGAAAGTAATCGCTGATATTGATAGAAACTTATTCAGCGTTACAATTTCGTTTCTTGTACAGGCCTCAAACACACAAGAAGAAATTTCATTCGCACTTGAAAGATTACGATAATGGCAAAACAATTAAAAACTACAGAACTTGATTTTGATAAAATCAAAGATAATATTAAAACTTTTTTCAAAAGGACTGATTCGCCATTTAAAGATTTGGACTTTGACGGCTCCGGTTTAAATCAGATATTAGACATTCTTGCTTATAATACACATTATAATGCTGTTAACGCTCATATGTCAGTAAATGAATCTTTCTTAGATACAGCACAGATTCGATCTAATGTAGTTTCTCATGCTAAGCTAATTGGTTATGTCCCGCAAAGTAGACTAGCTTCTACTGCTTCTCTTAACCTTCGCTTTGATGCGGGCGGTCGGACCGCTGCACTAAGTATACCTGAAGGTACTTCCTTTATTGGTAAAGTAGATGGCGTAACATACACATTTAAAACTATAGCTGACTCAGCTAATGTTGAGCCAGTAGGTGGTGAATATATTTTCAATGGTATAACTATAAGAGAAGGTACATCTAAAACAAAAAGATTTGTATATAATAATTTAACCAATCAGCAATTTATTATTGATGATAAAAACATTGATAAAACAAGCCTTGTAGTAAGAGTAAAAGAAAATGAGTCAGCATTAGATTCAACAGCTCGAACATATAATCTATTTGCAATTGGTGATGATGTGCAAAGTACTTCAGAAGTGTACTACATATACGAAAACTACGAAGGTTTTTATCAGATCGAATTTGGCGATGATATTCTTGGTAAAAAGCCATCTCCAGGCGCTGTAATTATATGCGAATATGTTTCTACACAAGGTGAAGCAGCAAACGATATAAATGTTTTCTCTTTCGGTACGTATGGTGGTGAGTTCCCTATTGCTGACATTAAAACAATAGAAACTGCATCAAAATCTGCTTTTGGTGCTGAAAGAAATAGTATTGAAAATATTAAGTTCAATGCGCCGATTTCTTTTATCTCTAAAAATAGAGCAGTTACAACAAACGACTACACTGCATTAATTAATGAAAGATTTGGTAATATTATTCAAGATATATTAGTATTCGGTGGTCAAGACAGAACCCCGCCTCAATATGGTAAAGTGTTTATTGCTATAAAACCTAAAGGTGATGAAGACGTATTAACAGACCTACAGAAATCACAGATAACAGACTTTTTAAAAAATAAAAAAATTATTGCCATTGATACTGAAGTTGTTGACCCTGACATTACATTCATATTCTTTAATCTATCGGTTAAGTTTGATAAAAATAAAACAGGCTTAAGCGAAAACCAACTTGCATCTAGAGTTGAATCCGCAATAACAACATTTAATAATTCATTTGAAGAGTTCAATAACGATTTTAGATACTCAACATTTCTGAAAGCTGTTGATGCAACTGATGTATCTGTATTGAATTCATTAGCACAGGTTTTCTGCTACAAGAAGTTTGTGATTGCTAAAGATAACACACAAATCAGTAACGTTAATTTCAGGTTTAATATGTTCGGAGACGTTGGTCAAACCCAATCATTTATTTCTACAACCACTTGGGAATTTAATTCTCTTCGTTATGAATTAGAAGATAAACCAATTGCTGGTGACACAACTAAGCGTCGTCTGAAGTTAATAAGAATTACTAATAGTAATGAAAGAATTTCAACAGAGTTCGAGGCTGGTTTCTTATATCCTGCAACAGGTTTATTAGAGATTAATCCTCTTCCAACAGATGCTGATTCAACAATTGAAATTACTGCGACACCAAGGTCTTATAATATTTCAAGCTCTGAAAACAATATCTTATCACTTGATTTAAATAAAACAAATATTCAAGTAACAGATAAAGATATAAAAACAAGTGATAATATTATACGAGCTAAAGCTCTAGCTGAACAAGAAGAGGCTGCTCAGGTTACGGACACATCATCAACAACAATAACTGGTGGTAACAGTGTTTCTACGGTAAGTGCTGGCTCAACATCATCATCGTCTGCAAGTTCATCTGCAGGTTCAGCAACTACTACACCTACAACTACAACTACGACCAGCGGCTATAGTTAATGGATAATAATCACGAGAAAAGCAGAGTCAATAGTCTGCTGCCAGAGTTTTTAAAAGGAACTTCTACTGGAATAGTAAAATTCTTAAAAGAGTATTATGAAAATGAATATGACAAAGAATTTTTTAAATCTAGGGCAGAAAACGAAGAGTATGTAGATGTTGCTTCTTCTCTTATATCTGGTATTACAGAAAATAGAGATTTGGATCGGGTAAGTGAAGCAACTTTTATTGAAGAGTTGTCACAGACTGTAGCAAAGAATATTCCAGCTTCAAGTGTTGTAACTAGAAAATTTCTTATTAAACGCTTAGTTGATTACTACGATGCTCGTGGTAATATTCAAATGATTGATGCGTTCTTTAGGCTTTTCTTTAATAAGAATGTCACGTTATTTGAGCCTTGGACAAGAGTGTTGATACCTTCGAGTGGAGGTTATAATGAAAATCTTTTTGTAAGAACATTTAATAATACCGGTAATGATGCTAAAGCCGCAGTAACAAAACGAATTTCACAAAAAACGGTTGGTGGTAGTATCATAGCCGAAGCGCTTGTGTCTTCCGTTACTACAGAAACGTATGATGAAACAATCACAACGTTCAATCTGCAAAAAAATACTTTAATTGGAAATTTTCTTCCAAACTTTGATATTCAATACGAAGACGACAGTGGTGCTACAGTGTTACTTGGAAAGCCATATAGAACACTTAAATCATTTAATATTATTCATGGTGGATCAAGCTATAGTGTTGGTGATTTAGTTTTTATACCAGAATTTTTAGATGCTACATTCTATGCTCGGGTTGATTCGGTTGATAACGGAAAAGTAACAAAATTACGTATTATTTCATACGGTTCTGGTAATACAGCAGATAGTAATGTGTCTCCAGCGTTAAGAGATTTTATGGATGCTAGTTCGACAGATATGATGCATTATTACGAGACGTGCTTAGGTACAGATGGAAATGGTAGCATATCAAAGAAAGTAGATGTTGTAATTATAAGTAATGCATCTAATAGTATGTTCAACGGAACATATTTTAAAAGAATTGTAGAAGGTCAAACACGATATATTCACAACCAGCACTATATCTTTTTTGATACTGCAACAAATAAATGGTCTCTTGTCAACGGTTCTCAGATTATAGATACTTTACCAACTGCAATCACTGAATCTGATGGTTTTTGGTCTGCAGTTGATTCTCCTGGCAACGATTGGGAATCTCCTTTAGATTCTCCTGGCGACGATTATCTTGTTGGTTCTACATATGAAGAAAAGAGAATTATTGATCCACTTCTTCCTGCAGGATTAAAAATTACATTAAATTTTGATTTATTAATAGATGAAGGCGGCCGATATAGAGATGAAAAAGGTAGACTCTCAGATGATATAGTACTTCAAGATTCTAATTTCTTTCAAAAGTTTTCGTATGAACTTGCAACAGATCAAGAATTTTCGAAATACAAATCTTTTTATGTAGAGCTATTACACCCTGCAGGAGAAAAACCATTTCATAACACTGAAAAAACACTTCCAACACAAAAGTTAGTAGTTAGTAACGAAGCCTTCGCACCATTGAATTTTGTGCCAGTAAGTTTGATAGCTGATAGCGATGATTCACCACCTGCACTACAACGTATAAATATACCAGGAGTAGTTTTCATAACGAATCAGACTTATTTTAACGTAGATGATATTGGGTTAGATAGTCCACCAGCCGTAGACAAAACATATATAAAAGAAGATTACTTAAACACAACTTTAAAAATAACATATTAATCATGGGCGTAACAATAAACACACCGGATGCAACTAGTACCGCTACCACAAACAAATCTTTATCTAAAAAAGAAATTAGATCAAAATTTTTGAGTGATTTTAAAGCTCGCATTGATGGCCAATTAGATAAACTTTATCTTTTCTATGGTCGGCCTTACGATTTTGATAGCCCAAACACCGGTCCATTACCAGAACCAATAGACTCGATAAGTGATGATGCTTCTATTCGAAAAGCTATTATGGCTTTGAAGTTAATTAGACCCGAAGATGTTACATTAGCAATCCGCCGCATTGAATGGACGACTGGTACTAAAGTGTTTACTCAATATTCTAATCTCATTGATTTAGAAGATAAAGACTATTATGCTTTTGTTAAATCTCAGAATAAACTTTATATTTGCTTAGATAACAATAATGGTGCAACATCAGTTACAGAACCGAATAGTAGCGATGGCACGCCTTTTACTACGGCTGATGGGTATAAATGGAAACTCCTCATCGATTACAATAGCTCTGTAATAAGAAAATTTTCAGCTACAACACATTTACCTTTACCGATCAAAGGATCAGAGCAGATAAAAGTATCTACAACTGGTGGACAAATTGAAAGATTAGAATTAACAGATGATTCGCCAGAAACAATAGACTATACTGATGCATCACCTTTGTTAAGTGAAGTACCTTTCTTTATTAAAGGCGACGGTGATGATGTAAGAACAGGACGAGCAACTTTTGCAGATACAACCAACCCACCACAGGTAGAAGGGTCAGCATTAGTTTCGGCTACAATCACTGAGGCAGGCACTGGTTATTATAATGATAGTACTAGAGGAACTGTACCAGTTGAGTTTAGATTAACTGACCCATCTACCGCGGGAGTTGGTTTTAAACTTGCTTATGGATTGGCAACAATTACTAATGGAATAATTACTGCTTTAGAAGTTGTTAATGGCGGTA